CAGGTGCTGCTGTGGGGTGACCCGGCGGGCATGGCCAGGGACGCGATCTACGAGGTGACCAGCTTCGACTTCCTGCGAACGCTGGGGCTACGGGCGCAGCCGACTGCCAGCAACGACTTCAAGGTGCGGCGCGAATCTGCGGCGGCGCCTATGCAGCGATTGATCGCCGGCAAGCCGGGCCTGATTGTGAACAGACAATGCAAACTCCTCCGCAAAGCACTCGGCGGCGGTTACCATTTTAAACGGGTGGCTGTCGGTGCGGGGCAAGAAAGGTTCCGCGATGCGCCAAACAAGAACGAGCATTCGCACATTGGCGACAGTTTCGGCTACCTGATGCTGGGCGGCGGTGAGTACAACCGCATGACCCGCACTCCCAGCCTGGGTGGCAGACCCATGAATCAGACGGTGATCATGCAACAAGACTTCGATATTTTCAGTGCGCGATAGCACTGTGGTATCACATCTATTGCATGCTGTACAAAGTCCAATAGAATCTATTGGTATGAGTATCGACTTCGATCCTTGCGTTGTGCATCACTTCGCTGCTGGCGTCTATGCCAAGCAGATGACGCTGCCTGCCAACCACTTCGCGGTCAAGCACTCACACAGCTATGACCACCTGAGCATTTTGGCCCAGGGCCGCGTGACGGTGGATATGGATGGCCGGGTGACTGAATACACGGCGCCTGCCTGCATCACCATCAAGGCCGGCGCCAAGCACAGGATCGTTGCCCATGAGGATGCTGTCTGGTTCTGTATTCATGCCACTGATGAGACAGACCCGGACAAGGTCGATGAAGTATTGATTGGAGGTTAATCATGCCATGGATTGCTGCAGCAATTTTGTTTGGGTCTGGGGTCAATGCCTACCAGGCCAGCCGTAGCCGGCAACAGGCGTCTGATCAGCAGCGCCAGGCACTGAGCCAACAGGCATCGGATGCAGCCAGGATGCGTGAGGAGATCTCCCGCCAGACGCAGGCCTATGCACAGCAGGCAACCTCGCTGCAGCAGCAGGCTGACATCGCCCGCCAGCAGTTTGATCTGCAAGCTCAGTCCTTCAGAGAGAACAAGCTGGCCATGGAGAACAAGGCAAAGGAAGTGCAGGCAGCAGCTGATGAGGAGCGCCGCAAAGCAGCTGCTGCAGAGTCTTCTGCCCTGCGAGCAAGAACCAGGGGTGGTCGCCGCTCCCTGCTCTCGGGTGAACGGATGGACGCCGAGCTGGGGCTTGGCATGAACCTGGGCGGCTCTTCTGGGATGTTGCAATAATGGCCGCGCCCCGGATGACTCAGTTCAACATGGCCCGCCTGTCGCGTCGGACGGGTGGCCTGGATCGCCTGGCCGCCGAATACCAGAAGCAGGTAGCCGGCATGACCGACGAATACGCCAAGAGCTTCTCGGAATATCAGAAGCGGGTGAGCGAGCAGATGTCTCCATTTGAGGCATCCATGGCTCAGTACCGGGAAGTGGCCACGCCGCAGTATCAGGCGCAGGTTGCCGACTACAACGCCAAGCTCGAGGCCTATCAGCGGCAGCTGGCAGAGCTAGAGAAGGATCCGGTCGCCGCCCGCACAGAGCGCGTGATGGTTGGCCGAAACCTTTTTGGCAGGAAGAAGTACCAGGACATCACCTTCTACGAGCCGAAAGAAGTTCCAACTTTCAGTGAGAAGGCGCCAACTGCCCCTGACATTCCGCAGGCGCCAGAGATCGAGCAGTTTGATTCAGCGCAGTTTGAGGCAAAGCGCGGCCAACTCGGACAAAACGTGCAGCGCGAGGTTGGTGAGCGCCGTGCGGCGCGGATGAATGTAGCCAAGCGCGGTGCATCGCGGCCATTGCTGCGGGGAGAGCAGGCATGAAAGACAAGGTCGAGAAGGTCATGCATGAGTACAAGACCGGCAAGCTCAAGTCCAGCTCTGGCGACAAGGTCACCTCGCGCAAGCAGGCCATCGCCATTGCGCTTTCTGAACAGCGCCAGGCTCGCAGCCGTCGCAAGGGTGGCTTGATGAAGGAGGCCTCAGCATGAAGATCGAAATCGAGATCGAGAAGAACGGCGAGTACAAGGACAAGCCTGGCGAGATGGAAAAGCCAGAGCTTGAAGACGAGCAGAAGATGGCTATCGGCAAGAAGCTCAAGAAGAACCTTGCGCTGACGCGGATGGAACGCAACCTGCTGGCCGCGTACCTGCTCAAGGACGAGGACTGATGAGCAAGCTGAAAGATCCCGACGGTGGACTCACCGAGGCCGGTCGGCGGCACTACGAGCGCACGGGCGAGAGCAAGAACCTGCAGCCTGGCGTGAAGGAGTCAAGCCCCGGTGGCCAGCGTGCCCGGCGCAAGGGATCTTTCCTGACACGTTTCTACACCAACCCAAGCGGCCCGCTGGTCAAAGACAACGGCGAGCCAACCCGTCTGGCATTGGCCGCACGGGCATGGGGTGAGCCTGCGCCTCGCACCGCAGCTGCTGCCTCACGCCTGGCCGCCAAAGGCCGCAACCTGCTGGCCAAGTACAACGCCGAGAAGGACTGATCATCATGGAATACAAGGACAAAACCGGCGGCATGCGCTTGACGCCTGAGCAGATCATCAAGCGCCAGGACGTTGCCCAGAAGAAGAAGGACGAGTTCCAGGCGCTCTACATGGACGCCTACGAGTTCGCTCTGCCCCAGCGCCAGCTCTACGGGGTCTGGGAGGGCAACTACACCGGCAAGAACAAGATGACGCGGGTCTTCGACTCGACGGCCATCAACAGCACCCAGCGCTTTGCCAACCGGCTGCAGTCTGCTGTCTTCCCGCCACAGCGCAAGTGGGCGCGGCTGGACGCCGGCAGCGACATCCCGACCGACCGCAAGGATACAGCCAAGGCTGTGCTGGAGGTCTACGGCGACAAGATGTTCACCGTGCTGCGGCAGAGCAACTTCGACATCGCCATGGGCGAGTTCCTGCTTGACCTGGCCGTGGGCACCGCCTGCATGATGGTGCAGCCCGGCGACGATGTCTCCCCCATCAACTTCATCCCGGTGCCCCTCTTCCTGGTGACCTACGAGGAAGGAGCTAATGGCCAGGTGGACAACGTCTACCGCAAGATCCGCATGAAGGCCGAGAGCATCCAGCGCCAGTGGCCAGACGCCAAGATTGAGGGCCAGCTCAAGCGGCTGATTGAGGACAAGCCCACCGAGGATGTCGAGCTGCTTGAGGCCACGGTCTATGACGCCAAGCGCGGCGACTACTGCTACCACGTTATCTACAAGCACGGCAAAGACGAGATCGTCTACCGGCGCCGCAAGTCAAGCCCCTGGGTGATCAGCCGCTACATGAAGGTGGCCGGCGAGATCTACGGTCGCGGCCCGCTGCTGACTGCCCTGCCAGACATCAAGACCCTCAACAAGACCATCGAGCTGCTGCTCAAGAACGCCAGCCTGGCTGTCTCTGGGGTCTACACCGCTGCTGACGACGGGGTGCTGAACCCCAACACCGTCAAGCTGGCTCCCGGCGCCATCATCCCTGTGGCACGCAACGGTGGCCCGCAAGGCCCGGCCCTGGCCGCCCTGCCCCGCGCCGGCGACTTCAACGTGTCGCAGCTGGTCATCAACGACCTGCGTGCCAACGTCAAGCGGATCCTGCTGGACGAGTCGCTGCCGCCCGACAACATGAGCGCCCGCTCGGCCACCGAGATCGTGGAGCGCATGAAGGAGCTGTCGCAGAACCTCGGCTCTGCCTTCGGTCGCCTCATCAACGAAACGATGATCCCGCTGGTGGCCAAGATCCTCGAGGTCATGGACGAGCGTGGCCTGATCGACATGCCGCTGCGGGTCAATGGCCTGGAGGTCAAGGTGGTGCCCGAGGCGCCGCTGGCCCAGGCCCAGGCCATGGACGAGGTGCAGGCCATCCTGCAGTACGCGCAGCTCATGCAAGGCTTCGGCGCAGACGGTGCCTTCGCCCTGAAGAACGATCGGATCCCCGACTACCTGGGCGAGAAGCTCGGCGTGCCGATGGCCGTGCGTAACAGCCAGGCAGAGCGTGCCGTGCTGATGGAGGAAGCCAAGGGCGCCCAGGAGCAAGCCGCCATTGCCCAGGCCATGATGATGCAGCAGCAGGCCGGCCAGGCGCCTATGGCGCCGCCTGAAGGGGCCATGGCATGAGCGGCTGGGACGACCTTGAGTCAGCCGACCAGACCGAGGACATCCGCGAGGTCAAGCAAAAGCGCGAAGACCTGATGCGGCTGTGCCTGCGGGTGCTGGGCAGCGAGGATGGCCAGAAGCTGATGGAGTGGCTGCAGGAGATGTATGTGGATGTGCCCGTTGCCGTGCCGGGCGCTGATCCCAGCTATGCCTTCTTTGCCGATGGGCAGCGAAGCGTGGTGCGGGACTTGATAGCGCGGGTTAATCAAGCAAGGAAACTATGAGCGACACCAACGACCAACCCGGCGGCGAGTCCACCGGCCTATTGGACTCTGTCACCATCGAAGACCCAAACAAACCAGCAGAGCCGCAGAAGGCTGAGATCCCCCACAAGGCAGAGGCCACAGCCCCAGCGGCATCAACCGGCGCATCCGAGGCGCCGCCAGAGTGGCTGCCAGAGAACTTCGTCAAGGACGGCAAGGCCGATTACGAATCGCTGGCTAAGAGCTGGCGGGATCTGCGCGGCAAGATCAGCAAGGGCGCACACAACGCGCCGGCCAATGGCAAATACGACACCAG